GCAAGCCGGCATTATATACCTTACCAAGCTCCCCATCCGAAAAAGCTTGCTGAATAAAGCTGCCATTTGGAAGATAAGGTGTTTTAAAAGTTCCGATTGTTGCATCTACGGCGAATTTTGCGCATTTCCCATATTGTTCAATTGCAGCAGTATACTCGTCATACGTACAGGTTAAAAGTCGTCCGCTTGTTAAGTAATTGGTAAAGAATGACGGGAATTGAGCTTTACTATACTCACTACCATTACACGGTAAACAATTTTTCGGGATAAAGTCCGCACTGCAAAAAGTCGGAAATAATGACCCGATAGGTGCTCCGGCACCACCGCCGAGATTTACTCGTTCCCATTTTGTTCCATCTGTTAATGGATTACCTATATTATTATCCGACAACGATTTGTACAAGGACTTTTCACCCGATACTATACCTGTAACCCATTCAGTTGAACTATACTCTTCTGCAGGGTCATATTTGCGAACATCGCATGCAGCAATACCGTCCTCAATATGGTTCATATTGTCAGCGTTAACAGGAGTGCCAAGCTCTGATACTAGTCCAAAACTATCAATCAATGTAACGGAACCGTCTGAGTTATTTGTCATCTCGTAAGTTTTTGGTCTTTCAACCGATTGGTCAACCCAAGTATTTTTTATATATGCCATATTATTCTCCTTGATTTAATTATGACAATGTCTAAAACGGGCTTTTTACAACGGTTCTGTACCGCAATTAAACGTACCGCAACGTCTAAAATATTCGGTCACGATAATATCAAAAGTTATGTATGCAGGTTTTGCAATCTTTACAGCTTTTTCCATCTGTTGATAATTTGGATCTTGAACAATGATTCTAAAATGATAATTGCCGCTATCGTTAATAATATAAATTTGCGGTTTTTCAAGGTTGTTTTGTATTAAAAGCCTTAAATTTTTCCAGTTTAAAGTTTTTTTACGTGCTAATTTGTTTAAAATCCGCTGCCTGCGCTGCTGCAAGGTTAATGAACTGTCATAAGATAAACTGAAATCTTTTTCCCATCGCGAAATAAATTTATCTGTTGTTTTAACGTATAATTCTTTTTTAAGCTGTGAAATATCTTCTCTCAAAAGAATTATTTCAGGGTCAATAGCAAGTAATACATCTTTAATTCCTATTACATCGGTTACTACTTTTGGGAGGTGTTCATTATCATAAATTGACATAATTAACCCCCGATTTTCTTTCTTGCACGTGCACGTGTTGTGCCAGTGGTTATTGTGATTATTCCAATTACAGGGTAGTCGGTATCTTGAATATTAATTGAACTTGATTGATTGTTTAATGTATAGCTGACAACATCTTCAACCCCCGAACAATCAAATAGTAACTCTGATACTTTAAAGTATGATACAGTCTTATCAACTGTCGGAAGATATTGTTTTAATTTAATTTCAAGTTCATCTTGAACATCAACCGGCTCATAGCCCTCTTTTAATACGACAGTTGCTAACACATCAATTGGCATGTAATTTAAAGAATTTACAATAACCGTTGCATTAATCGGCTGTATTTCGTTTATATGGTCAAATACTGCTTGTTTTAAATCCTCTGACACTTCCGCTTCAATTGCCGAAATATACACACCGACATTACCTGCACCCATTACCTCTGCAGATTTTATAACAGCTTTTTGAACCCCTGTAACTTCACGAGCCCATTTTTCATATTGTGCTTCATTAGCATTTGTAGCATCTTCTGCAAGATAATCCAGAATCCTTTGACGGTAGATTTCATCATCTTCACGATCAAATCCGTCATAAGCGGGTTCCGGGTTATTAACTGTTTTTAACCCTGCATAATCGGTTAAAAACTTGTTAATTGTATTCGCCGGAACATTGCCGATAGTTCCCAAAGTTTCGCATTTTGCTTTAACTCTTGCTACACCGGAAGAATTAATTTTTTTATATTCCTGAACAGTGTACACGAGATTGTTATAAATGGCTTTGACCGTCTGATTTATTACTGCATACTGGTCGCCTGTGATTTCTAAATAAACAATTGCTGCAGCATCCTCACGTCTTGGCAGTCCGTAATCTCCGCCGACCTTATCCAAATCTTCATTCTCTGCGGTTGCGACAAAACAGCGGTCTGCAATTTTATCTAATTCAGTATCCTGAATATTTGCAAGTTCATAACTTACCGAACCGATAATATCCTGCGAAAATCCGCCCTCTAAAAGGTTGGCATCTATTTTTAACCTGCTGTTTATACGTACTTGAATATCTTCTTGTGTTCCCATTTAAAAATCTCCGTTATTGTTCGTATGTGTAAGCTTGTGCTACACTTCCATATACTGTATTAACCGCAAATAAACATTCTACTTTTGAGCCTTTTTGCTCAACCTGAAAATCCGAAAGACTTGTAATATACGGATTGCATAACAAAGCCTCTTCGATCATCCGTTTAAGTTCTGAGTATAAAATCTCTTTCGCAAGATAACGCCCTATTAGCGTAAAGATTTCGTTACCATAATCGGTTGAGTAAGCAAGATAAGTGTAACGACTTGAAAATAAAGCTTTCCATATCCATACTTTTATTGCTTCGTTTTTTTCGACATAATAATATTGCCCGCTTCTGGTTTTAAGCTGCCCTGTTTCAAAATCAAAAGCAAGCTCTTTAAATATAGGTAATTCCACGGTTTCTGCCGTGGTAGCCTCTTCTGTTAATGTTGTAGGTATAAATGCGTAATTACTGCTCATTTTTCACCTTTTGAACTTTTTCAAGTATCAAATATGTATTATTCCCCAACCGTTGCACTGCAACATAGTCGCCTATATGTAGTATAAACCTGTCGTGAACTGACTTTGTCCAGTTATAAAAGTCGGTTAAAAATTGCTTCTGTGTTCCGGAAACTTCTGCGGTAAAATTCGGCGATTGATAAGCGGTAGTATTATCAAAATTTTGTGCATTATCCATAGAAGCTAAATCAAGATTTATATTTTCATCAAGTAAAAGGTTATTAATATAAATAGTATCCCCATTTGCAAGACTTAATTCAAGTCCTTGATACTGTATTGATAAAGGTTTAAGTGTTGATATTTGCCCAATTTGTACGGGAGATTGCTGAACTTTTTGAGCTTGATTGCGGATTATCTCGATATATTTACCCGTTTGTGACATGCTTTATCTCCAATTCCATATATTTATCGCCATTATTTATAGTGTGATTATCACTTTGTATCTCAAATACACCTTCAAAACTGTTTACGGGTTCTTTTACCTTGATAAACCTACCTGATATACAATTGTTATTATTATTCACAACAATTTTCCCCTCGTTTGTAACTCCTTTAAGTAGTTTCCGAGCCTCTGCAAGATTATTTTTACATTCTTTATTATAGTTATATACTTCTTGGAATAATCCATATTTTTTAAGATCTTCGGTATTTTCAACAGCATTCAAAAGATGTCCGTCATTATCTATGATTAAAACGCGCGTAACCATATCGGACATCGATTGTGAAAAGCTTGAAGAGCGGATATTTTTGCCGATTTCAAAAGTATCAACAATATCATGTTCGGCAAGTCTCAAAGTATCACCATCCATATAAAGCGTAAATCGGTCAAACATAGTTTTTAAAGCGGTATTAAGGATATCATAATACGTTAAATCTCCAGTTGATACGATATTATGCACATGTGAATTATCAACATTTATCCCGTTTTTTATACCAAAAGAACCACAAATATTATTTGCTAATTGGTTCAACGTTCCCCGCATTCTGCCGATATATTTTGAGCGCATTACACGTGCCAGTAAATCCTGACACGTTACAGAAACGGTATCATCATCGGTATTATACGGAAGAGTTTCAATATAACCCAAAAATAACGTTTTGCCGTTTTCTATCCATTCAACTTTATCGTTTACTTTAGCTTTGTATTTCGGGATATCTTTAACAAGAGGATTGTATAAAAAGCTAAAATCAAGCGTGCGACAGCACATATCTTTTGCGCCTTGCCAATTTAAACCCTCAAGAACTGTCAGTATTGTTTGTTCTTTGTTATCACTTGTTATTTTTATCATACTGGCAGCATCTCCACAATTTGACCTGCTAAAGAAATATTAGCATCGGTAATATTGTTTTTATCCTTTAGCTCTTGCCATTTTCCGCCATAAGTAAGTTTGGCAAGTTTATATATAGTCTGTCCTGTTTGACCTGTTATTTGAGCCGGAATATATTTATTAATTATCCTTTTTTTTAACGCTACAAGCTTACTATCTTTAGGAACATAAGGTTTTGTTTCCCTTTCCGGATTTTTATATTCTACTAAATCAATAGTATAACCTAAGTCACTTGTTGATTCTTTCACATGAGATATATGATTTTCAATGGTGAATTCAGCGTTTAAGTGTCCGGAAATAATAACTCTGATAATCTCATCGTTATCAACCCAACGATTAATCATTTCAACTGTTTCATTCAAATTGTATGTCTTATAATTAAGTTGCTTTACAAGACTTGCTAATAATGCAAAATAGGATTTTTCATCCGGAAAAATATTTGTAAGTGATAAACGCTTAAGCTGTTTACTGCCTCTAACTGACACTTCCCCATAATCAAGGATATTATAAGTTTTAACTTCTTTACTGTTCGGTATATCAGTACTTTCAGGATTAAGCGGTAATGTTATACTCTCCCCTGTTCTTGCGCAATACAATTGTATATATAATCTTTTAGCCATAATTATAATGTAGCATTACATAAATCTGACAAAATAAAAAAAGGCTTTGAAATCAAAGCCTTAGGTAGGAGAGAAGAGTATTTTATCTTTGTCTGAAAAAATCTCCGTTATATTGGGGGTTGTCATATCGTTTTCTGTCTTCGTAGTCATTCATTCGTTCGCTTCTATATCGTCCGTGCCTGCGATCCTCTTCATCATATCTGTTCGGATAATCATCATAATGATCTTGTTCGCCACGTTTAGAATATTTGTGTTTGTTATAATATGAACCATGATAGATTTTAGTATCTTCGTCTTTATCTTCTAACAAACATTTCGCAAATTTTAAATATACGCTCGGGTCAGTAATATACTTGCAGCATTTTGCATAAAGCATATTAACAAGATATGCATAATCGAATTCTGTGTACTCGACATTTGAAAAATCAATACGAGAGTTCTTTTTGATATCTTCAAAGCTCCACTTAGCACCGCGCCCGTTGTTGTCTACCCATCTGATACGTTCCACAAGCTCATCATATTTACGGCGGTTTGTGATATGGTCGGCATCTTCCGGGTAATCAAGCATACGTTCAACGATTTCGGGGTCATGTCTGTACATGTGCTTCGCAAGTTCCATTACCTTTTCAGGATTTTTTTTAATTAAATATTCAATTTTTTCTGATATTCTATCCATTATGACCTCCTATGCTTTAGCCCTGCAGTTGCAAGCAGGAGAGTTATATAACTGAACATAAGGTTCACCGGTTGTAGGAACAATATATCGACCATCCGACCGGCGCGGAATTCTATTGCTCAAAACTGCTTGTTTATTAGCATTGATAAGTTGTACATTTGTGCCGTTAACATTCACCAGTACCGGCAATGGTGCACCAGTTATAACATCGCTGATGCGTTGAGTTCTACAACGTGGGAAATAGAACTTAAAACGCTCACCGTTACCGACATTGGTGCTATTTGACACGTTCAATATTAAATTCGTAGTTGTTGCTGAAATATCCAATACTCTATGTATATTTAAACATCTTTTCATAAAATTTCACCTCTTTTTGTTATTACGATATAAGAGAGGGGAGAAATCCCCTCCCTTATAAAACTTAGTCAGCATAGTAACCGCACCCGCCGCAAGGGTTAGTGCAGCAGTTAGGGTTTTGAACTGTGTATGCAGGAATAGGCGCCGGGTTAAGCTTGTTCACAAGATAAGCGTTTTGATTAGCCTGTGAGATAGCTAAATCCTTTGACTGATTAGCTGCTGTAAGCTCTGTAATTTTGGTTTGAAGAGCTTCAATTTTGTTTTGAGTAATCAAGTCACGAGTTGCGTTACCCTCTGCATGGATAGCGTTAACTATATCGCAAGTGTTTTGAGCGTTAGCGTATTTTACACCCTCGATAAGTCTTTGGGTTTCGCAGCAGCACTGTTGAGCTGCAAAGCGATTTTCTGCAATGCCTGCGCTGATTGTAGAAAATCCTTGACATAAATCACGCTGCAGTTGGTTTTGTGCTTGCAGGTTGTTTGTGTTCATAGCATAGAAGCCGTCACACAAGCCGTTTTTGATATTGTCTTGGTTCCTTAGGATATTTTGAGTATCAAATCCTGCTTGAAGTTCAAGCCCTACACCGCGACCGCCTCCACCGAAGCCGCCAAATCCACCGAAGCCTCCGCCAAAAACAGCAGCGATAGCGATTAAACCTAAAATCCAATCACCGCCGAAGCCTCCGCCAAATCCGCCCATACCGTAGCCCATACCATAGCCTAAGTTAGGTCTTGTTACTGCTGCAACATCTGCAGCTGATAAATTTTCCATAATGTACCTCCTTTTTTTGGTGTGTATTACTGTCATTCACACGTTGGCTGTGCCAAGTGGTACATCACGCTTTTTATTAGCGGTTCATAGAGTTAAATATATTACCTAAGTAACTGTTAAATTGTTCTGCGCCTTGTGTTTTGTAAACATTCAAAGCTTTTTGAAAATTTGGGTTATTGCCGAACCTCTGCGATAAGAACTGTTCAGGGTTCGGACTTTGTTTTGCCTGCTGATACAGATACATAATTTCTTGTTGTTTTGCAGGCGGAAGAGCGTTTAAAAAATTATTCATGTTGTTCATCATCGTTTTTCACCTTTTTATTTTTTGTACAAAGAACAGAGCTAATGCGTTCTATTTCGCTTTTAATCTGCTTCAATTGCTCATCGTAGTAATTTGTATCCTTGTCAACGGAAGATGCCTTTATAGGTTCACCGGATAGTGTATAGCGCAAAGTTTGCACCTCTCCGGTTTCAACGTTCCGTTGTTTTACAAAAAACTCGTTTCTGGATTGGTCAAAGAAAAATAACGGCTTGCCCTGCAGGTCGGGGAAGATTGTTTTAGCCTCTTCAATTCTCCCGACAGGATAAACAGTATAGCCTGTGTACTGCTGTAAACCTGTATTATAAGGATAGTGATAAGGATTATTAAACATTTTTAAACCTCCATATTCTAAGTATAAAGGCATTTCGCAAAAAATCCTCCGGAGTTTTATATAATTTCTATGATTTCACGTAAAGTCATATCATCAATTAAGACTTCAAATTTCGCAAGAGCTGCATTTAAAACTGAATGATATTGACTGCTTGAGAGCCCTAATTTGTCAGAAACGTTAAAAGTTGACAGTTTTTCAAGATAGGTATATTGTAAAATCCAGAATTCCCGCTCTGTCATTCTGTGGCGGTTTTTAAATAAGATTTCGTGTAATTTGATTTTACCTTTAGTAGTTTTTCCTAACGCTCTTAAAATCTGTCTAAACTGCATAGGCTTTATTACCTGTGTTTAATCTCTTCAACTTTTTCTTGTAACTCAAGAAACATTTGATCGTGTTCGTGAATTTCTCTGTTATTTTCGCTTGCAATCAATCTTGTTTTAAAAATTTTATTAAACAAGAAAAATACGGCAAAAATAATAAGAATATCGCTGATAATACTGATTGCCGTGGATATAAATAAAAAAATAGTGTTGATGATAGGTAGCAAATTACTGTCCATGAATTTCTCCTTTATTTAATAATAAAGGATTGCAATTCGGACATAAAAAAAGCCCCGTAGGGCTTTTTTTATTTTTTAGCATAGCTTTGTTCAATTTTAGATACTTTATTGATGATTTGGTCTTTGAAATTAAATAAATCATTTATTCCATTTATTGGAGTTTTAACCTCTTTTTTATCAACTAAAAAAGCTACATATTTTTGTGCTTTGTTGAAATATAAACGACATATCGTTTTTAATATATTATCATCTAACAATACATTAAAATAGCTGCGATTATCTCTATATGTTACTCTTGAAATATCAATTACACCATTAAGCAATGATTTTACAACAGCATAACCCTCTAATTCTTCAAGGGTTGTTACTATTCCATCTTTATCATCTTTAGATTCTTGCTTTGAATTAAGATTGAAATCTAAAGATGTTTTCATAACTTTCGACATAAAAAGGTTAAACGCTTCTATTGTCGTCTTTTTATGTTTTTCAATCACTTTATCAGTAATACGACCATCACATACCCCCGATTTATTTATTAAATATCTTACAAAATCATCAGATGGTGTTCTGTATTCATTTTCAATGACCTGTTCAAATTGTTTGATATATTTTAAATCTCCGGCATTAGAATATGCTTTATCTATATCAAAATTTTCTTTGCAGAACTCACTTAAAGTTTCAATATGATTTTCTTTAAAATCTTGTAAATTAAATACAAAAAACGGTTCTTTGTCTAAAATATTAGGTTCTTCAATATCAGAGAAGAACTTATATACAATGCCATTGGTTAGAATTATAAACTTTGCTTTTGAGGCTGTAAAATATTTAAAAAGTTGTCCTGCATGCTTTTTAACATCAAGTTTATCGTTTTCAACCTTTTTGCATTCAATTAAAATGATAGGCTTCCCGTCTTTCATAATTGCATAATCAACTTTTTCATCCTTTTTTAGTCTGCTGTCTGCAACAAATTCCGGAACAACTTCAAGCGGATTAAAAACATCATAACCCAATGCATTTAAGAAAGGCATAATCAATGCATTTTTAGTAGCCTCTTCTGTTTGCAAACTATCTTTTAAATTTACAGAACGTTCTTTTAGCTGATTAATTTTTTCGATAAATTCCATACTCAATCCTATCTTTTTTACTAATAATTATCTGTTATCATCCATTTTTTATTTATTTTTTCAAAAGTTTTATATTGGTATTCATCTTTCTTTTTATCATAATATTCAATTTCATACTTATTTTTGTCAATTTTTTTAACCGTTTGTTTAACATCTGAATCAATATTTATATTGCGATAAGCATGCCAAAAAAGCTGAAAATCAGAGATATTTGTTATGTTTTCATCGCCATTTAAAATCTGGGTTTCACAACGGATTTCTTCTTGCTTAATTAAAGAGGTTTTCATATTTTCAAATATCTGTAATAATATAGTGTCATTTGAATAATCGTGTTGTCGCCCAAGAGTTTCATCAAGATTAATACTTTGTCTAATGTGTCTATTTACATTATTTTCAAGAATTTTTTCAAAGTCAAAATTATTACATGCATTAACATTTTTGTATTTTATAGCGAGCAAATTTTGATATGTAATATATTTATATGAACATCTAAAATTAATAAATAATGCGCCTATAGTGATAGTGATAATTGCAATAAGTATACTTACAGCAAAAAGCAACTTTTTAAATAATTCCATATCCTACCTTTCTTACTCTTATGGCAAGTAAAGCATGAATAGAATTAAATGTCAAATCATTTTACATTTGGGGCTTTAGCTAAAATCCTGTCTAATTCATTACTTCCTGACCCCGGAGTTACATTACCATAAAAATTGATATTTGTACTTTGATTTCTATTGTCATATTGGTATTTGTTTTCACGATATTTTGTAACAGTCTTTCCAACTTCTTTGCCGTATTTTTTAGTAAAAGCCTTATCCCCCATTGATGTTTGAATAGCAGAAAGTTTTTCTAATTCCTGCTGATTAAAATTTGTATTAATATCATTAATCCTCATTCGGTTTAGATGCTTAATCCATCCAATTAAGGCTTTTATTGTCTCTACTATAGCCCAAATACCGGCAACTATCCCGCCAAAAACAGCTGCCCATCCAAGAAATACCCCTATAGCGCCTACAACAGCCCCAGATGTAATACCTAGTGCAATTGCAATTCCGCCTATTGCCGATATCACACCGCCAATTATTGTAATTAAAGGTCCTAAAATAGCAAGGATACCACCAAATATAAGAATTGCTTTTTTTACCCCGGACGGTAAATTATTGAAACTTTTAAGTAGTTTATTCAATTTTTTAATAGCTTCTGTGAAATATGGCAAAATATATTGACCAAAAGTCGTCCCGAGCTCTTTTAACTGTTCTTGAAACATTCTTGTCTGGTTAGCGGCTCCACCTCCTGTACGTTCAAAATCGCCATGTGCATTTTTTGTTTTATCCATTACATAGTTATAACGTAATAGAACTTGTTCAGTTTGCGATAACTCATTAATCCTTTGTACTCGGGTTTTACTGCCTTTTTTATTAGCAGCAACCATTTTTAACATCCCTTTTTCTAATCCGTATTGTTGCAGATTTGCTTCTGTCATAACAACACCAAGATTTTTAAGGCTTTCAGTTTCCCCGGTAAAGATTGATTTTAACGCGGTTTGTGCCATATCATTTGAAATATTTTTAAATGACGCTAAATCTGCACCGAGTTGAGTTAAAGAAGTTGCCATGTCTGCAGCTTTATCTTGAGCAAAACCCATCCCGGTTGCCATATCACCATATAATGCTGCGCTATCTAATGCCGTTTGTTGGGCTAAACCCATAGATGTTACTGATGTTTTAGCCCATTCTTTTACTCTATTTGAACTATTACCAAATGACACATCTACTTTATTTATAGTTTCTTCCATGTCAGATGCTAGTTTGATCATGGCACCTCCTGCAGCAATAACAGGCAATGTTACCCCAACTGTTAAACCTTGACCAATACCTTTGATTTTATTCCCAAGCTTTGTAATGTTTTCGGTTTTCTTCCTCAAGACATCATATTGATGTCCAGTATCTCGAAGTTTTCTATCAAGATGAAGTAATGAAGCTTGGGTATTTCTTAAAGCTTTTTGAAATAAATTATGTTTTTGTGTAACTTTATCTGTTACTTGTGTAACTTTTTTAGTTGATTTTTGGATATTTTCTAAAGGTTTTGTAACTTTATCAATCAGTAATAACGTATCTTTGAATGTTGCCATAATTTACTTCTCCGGTTGTTGTTTTTCACCCCACCACAAGATTGACGCTAAATAAAACCGTTTTTCCCGTGGGGTCAAACTTAAAATGTGTTCAGGAATTATACCTTGCTGCAAATAATAAGCACAGAGGAGGAGGTCTAAATCCTCCTCTATTGCTTTTTTATCTCCTCAATATCCCCCTCAACATCTTTTTGTGAAACGTTGTTAATTTCAGTTATAAAGCCTATAATCTCAATAATTTGTTCAGGCTCAAACAGTGCTTCAACTACATCATAATAAGATGATATATATCCTGCCTCTTTTGCTTTTGCTGCAAGCGGTGCAAGGTCTAATGCTCTATAGACAAATGGTTTCATCTTTTTGACTATATCGCCGGCGGTCATATTTTTTGTGTTGGTTTCCTGCGCATAGATAAAATCCCGTTTTTCTTTGCGGGTCATAGTCTTAACATCAAATGTTTCACCTGCAATAGTCAATTGATGTGTTGTGGTTTCGTTTTCTGTTTCTTTGTTCTTTTCGATTTGTTTTAAAAGTTTATCTAAATTTGCCATATTACACCTCTTAGTCTATTAACTGCGGGAATTGTACTCTTGAAGCCGGGAATCTGAATGATATTTCACCTGTCACAACTCCGCCCTTTTCCCAGTTTGCAAGTGGAATGCTGTCAAATGTTACACCCGGAATTGTCATATTTTGAGTTTCTCCGGTTGCGTCGCTTGTGATTTCTGCTTCGATTTCAAATCTTAAATCTTTGTTGTTTCTCAGTTTGTTGAACAGTTTAGGACCTATTGAGTTTGTTACCTGATGATTGATTGAACCTTCGCCCGTTCTTGAAACTTCCTTGCGGTCAACATCAGAGCCGACATATACATCCTCATAATTTATTGTTACGGTTGCCGAAAAACTTGTCCAGAATCCGATTTCTTCGCCTGCTAAAAAAACTTTAGCGTTTGTGCCGGTTAATACCTGTTTTGCTTGTGTACCTGCCATTTTTATTATCTCCTTAATTTAATTGCGCTAAGCTGCCTGTTGTAATGCTTGATATAAGTACATACCGAGGTCTAAATCTTCCATTGTGTCAGTCGGTGAGCATACACCATCCAAGAACACATAAGAAAGCGTATTTGCCTTTAATATTTCCATATAAGACATCTTGGAAACATCCACCCCTTTACCTTTAAGGTATGAGCGTGTTTTTTCGTAAGATATTGTTACGGCATTATCGTTTTCAGCTTCTAATAATCCTTCATTTGCTAAATCATCAAGATAAGCGTTTATTGCACCGACCAAACGGTTTTTGTTTGTGAAATTGTTTGTGTATTTCCCTACATAACCCGTTCTAAAGGTTGTCACAATATCGTTTGCGATCATATCCATAATGTCTACAACTCTGATTTTCTGGAAGGCTTCTGTTACTCCGTCTGTAAGTGTTGTGAGTGAGTTAACCGCACGCCCGAACTTAAATGAGCCGTCCTGATGTAATATAACGAGTTTGCCTGCTTTAACATCCGCTTCAGGGTCCTTTGATAGAGGACATTCAACAATTTCCGGAAGTTCAAAGTAGGTTAATGACCTGCTCGGCGCAAGACCGGATAAAGCACCTGCAACACGTGCCGTGTAATCCCCGGATGTAAATGTTTTAACTTCTCCGTTGATATTAGCCTTAATATTATCTGTTGCAAAATTGATAACGTATTCCGCATCCGGTGACAAAGCATTGCCTAAAATAGCTCTTGAATAATTGTTTTTTGCTCTGATACCCTTAATATAGTTCTGGATAGCGGTAAAATCATCTGCGGCACCTTTAGGGTAGCACAGAGTATAATTACTGTAATAATCCAGTTTACTGAGGGTTTCGTTAATCGCTTCACCCGGTTTGATTACAATTACTTTTGACGGATTGCCTAAAAAAGCAAGCGTTAAAAGATCATAACTTTCTTTTGTCCAGTCCGCTTTGATGACATCTCCAAGCCCGCTGTATTCAACTTTATCAACTGCGACATTTGTTTCATCGTCTAAAATCATAACGACATTTCCTCTCGGTTGTCGTTGAATAGCCAGTACGGCTAATTCTTTGAAATCTACCTTAAATTTTGGTTGTGTTTGTACCATTTCTTTACTCCTATTTTAAAGTTAAATCTAATTCTTGCATTAGTTCAGTTTCATCTTCCGGTTTTATATAGAATTCCAAATCGAAAGTCATTTGTAAAACACCCTCAACAATCTTGAAATCAGGGTTTTCTACCCTTAATTTTGTGTCCAGAAAGTCAAAAAGGCTGTAAGTTTCCGTCAGAGTGTCCATATATCCCCAGAGTTCTGTTGCTGTATTATCCTCATGCTCTGCGTATTCAATTACGCACATTAGGGTTAATTTGCGCCAGTATTCAGGATGAAAGGCTTTTTCAAGCTTAAAAGACGGGATATAGAAAAATACATACGGGTATTTGACTTTCAAAATCTCGTTAAAAAAGAACGTAATTTGATTGTCTTTGTTGTATATAGCTTTTCTAATAGCATTTTTTAAGTCTATAATTATTGCCATAAGTTAAGTATGGCAGGTTAAAAAACGGGCATCAGAGAAGTTTTTTTGCTTCGGCTCTCAACATACCGGTTCTCTTTTGTAAAAGTAAAATTTCAATTTCTTCACGAAGTTTTAATAAAACACTCCCCTCAGTATCTATAATTGTTTGTCGACCAACAAAACGTCCTTTAACTCTTCCCCCGTTTCTTGTTTTATGTCCTAATTCTAAATGTGAAGCATAATCTGCATTATTTTCTAATAAAATTCCATAGATACTTTTTTCTGGCTTAATTCTTTGAGCGAACCAATTGCGCTTGTAATTTCCGGTATCAACAAGCCCCTCATTGTCTGTAATTTTTTTTGCTGTTTTTTCGGCATATTTTGCTCCCCACAAAGCAACAGATCTAAATACTTTAGGAGTATTTGCACCGAGTTCTTCAAGTTTTTTTGTATAATCATCAAACAACTTTTACTACCTCACAATGTGTCTGTGTCGTAAGCCTGTACTTATGACTTTCGCCGGCTCTTAGTTCGTACTTTTGCCCTTGTGCAGTCGTAACCCTGATTTTATCGTTTGCCTGTATCGTAACACCGTGTTTTGTGTCAATATAAAGGACATAATCAAGTAAAACCGTGGCTGTACTTTGAGTTTGATTTACCGGGCTTATGGATTCAACAGACAAATGGCACGGCAGGTCAATCGCTATAATATCATCCTGCCATCCGATTGTTTCGCCCTCTTCGGTTATTTCTACGGGTCTTTCTATTGAACAAATATCGTCACGAAACATTATATCCCCACAATCTGCTTAAATGGCTCTAATTTACCGCTGTAATAGGCTTTGCTTGCGGTATTAATAGAAGTATTGAATGAAACTGACATATCACCTTCTGAATAACTTGAAACATTGCCATCAAGCTCCAGTAAATCTTTTGATTTAATTTCGTTCACAATCACATCTGCAAGTGGTAATTCCATCATTGGTGGTACATCTTCTCGGTAACAGTATGCTAATGCCTCATTTATAAGCATTTCTATTTGTAAATCAAGTTTTGGACTACCTTCAAAGCCGCCCAAGGTAAGCACGTATTGTTTAATTCTATCAAAGTTTTCTATCATTAAAGCCCTCCTGTTGTGCGTATTCTGATGTTATGTTAATAGGCGGTGTATCGTCCTCAAGTTCTTCAAAACTTTTTTCATTGTAAAATTCAGTAGTTTTAAATAAGTTAAACCCTAAGAATGAGTAAATTTTTATTTTGGTATATTCAACTTTATCCATTTAATACCTCTTGTAATAAAAGGTAGGGGGATTGCTCCCCCTATCCCTTACTTAGTTTCTTTCGCTGCTGCTGTTCTTGCTGCTGCCCCAGATGCTCCCGGTGCTAATACTGCGAACGGATAACGTGTAGATTCTGTTGCATTTGCTTTTGTTAGTGGATTAGCAACTGCAACGCCTAATCTCATTACACAACGTAATGCGACCATATCCTGTTGAGCCAAGTTATAAGCAATAGAGCCATCAGGGTTTTGGATTACTGCTTCTGTCAAGACTTTATAAGTCAAATCTTCCCTAATTGAGTAAACAGCCTTTGTAAAGTCACCTGCTACCATCAATGCTTTTGATGTATCAAACAGCCCTGAATTATTGTAATTAACAGGTATTCCTAACAATGTTGATGGAGAACCTGTCGCAACCGAGTTAACATAAATCGGTGTATTGTTAGCGTTTCTGAGGTTTCTCAATACAGGTTTTAATGTGTTATCGGCAAAGAAACCGTTAACATTGAATCCGTCCTCTTCTACTTTAGCCATGACACCGTTTTCGCCTATAATATCTCCTGCAACATCTTCGTTTGTTCCTCGAGTTACAACGTTTCCTGCTTCGATAGCAGCAGGGATAATCGCTTTACCCCATGTCATAGGAATATTTTCGCCTACTAAAATAGCTCTTTGAATAACATCATCAAACGCTGAAACAATCAATGGTTTAATTTGAGCCCAAATATCGTAGTTTGAATCTGCAAGTACTGCTTCCGGAATAGGAACGATACAAGCAATTTCTTCTGCCGTAAGCATAATATCTTTCCATTCAGCTTTGGTTGTTTGTTTTTGTCCGGTATCACCGTCAACAAAATAAGCCATTGGCAATGCTGACAATACAGGTAATTTGTACTGCTTAGCGGTCATATTCGGTAATCTTCTCATTAAACGTAATATATTGGCGGTATCAGTAATACCGGATATAATCTCTTTTGCTACCTGCGTAGGGATTAACGCTTCTGCGTTATTTCTTGTAATAACATTTACTGTGTTTGCCATATTTTTACCCTTTCTGCCGACATTAGTCGGACTTTTAGGTTTACGTTAGTCGTTCGCTTTCGCTCACTCCCGCTTTAACCTTTCGTATTTTAATTTATTCCTGCTGCGGCTCTTATAGCATTATTCATATCTGCACTTGAGCCAGTTTGAACTCTGCCGGCACTAGGAGCTTTTGACTGTACACTACATTCAAAAGTGGTTTTTTTTACTTCGTCGATGTACTCTTTAAAAGCCTTTGCACGTGCTTTGGTAGCGTCCATATCTTTTGGAACAAAAACATAATCCAGACACTTCACATCTACCCCCAAATCAGACATGAACTTGCGCGTTTCGTCTTTTTGAGCAGTTAAAGCAATAGTATCCTGCGATTCTTGATATTTTCCGCGGAGTTCTTCAAGTTCCGCATTCGCTTTTTCCAATTCGGACATATTCGCTTGTCTTGCGGCTTTTTCCGCTGCTTCTTTGGCTGCTTTTTCTTTTTCCTTAAATTCAGCCCTTAATTTCCCGGCAAGTGCGTTCATTTCTTCCTGATGTTTTGTAGTCAGGTTGTCAATGTCTGCTTGCGTAAATGTTTTTTCGCTCTCTTGGGTTTGTGTGGTTTGTGTGTTTTCGTCTGCCATAATGTTTTCTCCTTTATTACCTCTTTATTTACTGCGTGAGTAACGCATAATTTCAGTATGACAGGTTGCAAATCGGGCAAAATTTAAGTATAATTCATAAAAAGGAGACAAACATGGATAATAAATATATTTTATGCTTTATTTTTTTAATAATTGGTTTATTTTTAGGTTCTCAAACTAAAGATGAATATATTATAATATCAAGCAATAAAACACAATGTGATATTCTATTAAATAAAAGCAATGGCGATACTTGGTTTAATCAAAATGGGTATTGGGAAAAGGTATCAAAGGATATTGTAAATGTAAAATAAAAGCCCCCGCATAAGCGAGGCTTGAAAATTTATAATTTATTGAAACTATAGTAAAGTTAAATAATTTTTTAATTTAACTTTAAAATCATCTTCGTTA